TGCCAAGCCTGCTTATCTTTCTCCAATGCAGCTGCATATGCATCAGAAGGCACACACCGCTCCAGTTCTTTGTAAATCACATCACGAATCCAACCGGTGGGACGGACCTTCAACCCATCAGCCAAATTTGCCAGTAATTCTGCGCGATTAGGGTCAAGCAGGATCTGCATATACGTCTTATTGCCGTGGCGAATTGCCATTCTTTATGTAGTTGCTAAGAAAGATACTAGCTGTGTATTACCAGGCAATGGAGTCGTCGACGTGCTTTCGCCAGCCCTGCGCCTGAGACTTACGAGACGCATTTCGTTGCTTGCGGCATCCAGCTCGAATTAGTCTTGCCCCCTCTAGAAACTCTGCTGCTCGCTGCAGGTCTGCTGTGGTGGCACGTGAGATTTCATAACGCAAGTAGTCCAGCATGATTTGCCTACCAGTTTTGGCTGACATCTCATGACTGGAACTACTGCAGTGTAGTAACTAATTAATGGATTTCAGACCACCGCTTACCCACACAAGGCTCAGCAAGCGGAGGTATATCACCAAGCCACTTCGACTCAGCGTTCTCCATGATCCCGCGCAATTTCTCTGCCCACTCTTCAGCCTTGTCTTCCTTGACTAGAAGCAAAATCTCGTCATGGATACAAGCTGCGATACGAGCCTCTAATTCCCCTGCACTTTTCAGTTCAGCCCATAAGTTGCCCAAAGCGCATTTGAGAATCGCTGCACCGGCACCTTGGATCGGAGTGTTGCACCGCACAGTCAACCGGTCCATTTCACCCATTAGAAAGCGGCGCATGTTTGACCCTGGAATGCGGATCTCGCCCCACCTGTCTTCGCCTTGACCGCAGGCTTCACCGTTTTTCTGCTGCCACTTTGCAATGCCCTGGTACGTATCAAGCCACTGCTTTCGGATTTCACCAGCCTCTTCTTCGGTCATGGTGATGCCGACGCCACCGGCGTAGTTGCGCAAACCCTTTGCACCTGACCCATACAGCAGACCAAAGTTTGCAGATTTGGCGATTTGCCGTGAGCAGCCAATGGCTTCAGCTGTAACGGTGTGTAGGTCTTCCCCGTTTTGGAAGGCTTTGGTCATCCTTTCGTCTTGCGCGACCGCCGCAGCCAGTCGTAGTTCCATCTGACCAAAATCAGCATCCACAAGCATGTAGCCATCAGGAGCTTCAACACAGGACCGAAAGACCTCATCCCTCGGGATCTGCTGATTGTTCGGGTTGATGCACGACATTCTTCCAGATTCCGCTCCAAGTTGTAGATAGCTGGCGCGTACGAATCCATCGTTGTCGAGTTTTCCGAGGATGGTGTCCACCATTTGGCGGCGCTTTTCACTCTTCTTCCACACCAGATACGTCTGTATGACATGGTGGTCCGCCGCGTAATTTTGTAGGGCAGCCCGACTAGCACTAGCTTTACCGGTTTTTCCATCGATTGGTTCGTGACCTAAAAGAGCAGTGAACTTGGCTAGCAGTTGCTTAGGGCTATTCAGATTGAATCCGGCGTACTTTTTAGTGCCGTCTCGAATCTTGCCTTCGTCCTTAGCTCTCAGATTAAATACAGCGGGCTGGGTCTCAAGTTCCTCGATCTCCGCGTACCACTTCTCGTACATGTCATCGTCATGACCCATCTCCGTGACTTTGTTTTTGAGCTCGACCAGGCGTCTGGGTAAATCTCGGGGCAGCTTATGTTCTTCAGGGAGAGCTGCGTCGAGTTCCAGAAGAAAGTCTTTTCCCAGTTGAGCAATGTCATGTTCATAGTCGTTGCGAAGGTTTTCGAGCATGGTGCGGTTCCAGGGCAAACCTGTCCGCCACATTTGTGCCATTGCCGGTAGCGCTTTGCATTCCAGCGAAAACGCGGGATCTAGTCCTGCGGAAGCCAACATGCCCGAAAGTTTGGGCTCCAGTTGAAGCAACACCTCAACGTCTTTGGCGGCGTAGGTCAGCTGGGACGTAGTAAGTGTTGGCGCGCTCCAATCAGATGCCTGTTCTTCCTTAGACAGTTCAGTTTTGAGGTAGCGCTTAGCTAGGTGAGCCAGACCGTGTTTCAGGTTTGGTACGCCGTTACTGAGCAATTTGCTAGCCAGCATCGTGCAGTAAACCCGGCCTTTCGGATGCACTCCGTATTCCTGTAACCAACCAAGGTCAAACACAGCATTGTGTGCCCACCAGTTGCGCGGGCCATTGCTGAAAAACTGGTCAAGAGTTTCCCAACCAGCTTCATCTAGTTGCCATAGATCAATGACGACAATGGTCTCGCATACTTCAGATCCCAATTGCAACAAGCGAAGCTTGCCGACTTGTGGCTGAAGCTGACAAGTCTCAGTGTCAAAAGCGACGGTTGAAGCTGTTGCGAGCTTTGGTAGGTGCTCGATCCCAAAGTAAGTGCTGTAGCCCATTAGAAAAGTTGTTGTTCAGGGGTTAGACCTTTCCATTCGCTTTCGTGAGTCCCGTCTGGTGCGTACCAGCCAGAATCGTCGAGATACCAGCCGGCTTCAGTCCGAGCCCAAAAAAGGATTTTGGAGAAGTCCGGATCATTAGCGAAATTGTCAAAGGTGACAAGATCTTTCACGGAAGCAATAAAGCGGTTCATACCAAAGGATCATCGAAAATCGGTGGGGTGTCTTGAAGTTGTTGATGAAGCTTGATAGCTCGCTCTGTCTCTAAATGAGCCAGTAAACGGTTGAGATACCACCGAGCTTTGGATGCGTCCTGGTGCGGATCCGCTTTGAGCCACACTCTAAGCAAGTACTTAAGAGTGTTGCCGAGTAGCATACCAGAAATGGGATCTGGTGCATCGCGGATCACATCTTCGATAACGTCAATAGCTTCAAACCGGCCCTTGGTGTAGTGGGCCGGCGAGTTGACCATTTCATCTGCAGCCATCGTGCCAAGGAGTTCCACAAGAGTTGTTCGCTGTAATTTCGCTGTCTGAAGGCTCCCAGTCAACGATTTTTTCGACTGCCGGCATAATTTCGTCCTCAATGATGTCGAGGATCCAACCCGGCTCGGCGTCCATTTCGTGCTTAGCTGCTTCATTTTTCAGCAGGGTCTGCATCCGATTGCGAAAGTTGTAGAGCAAACTGTCGATGCTCATTTCGTTGATGTTGGCCATTGGTTCAATTAGGTTTGTTTTTGATGTCAGCCCAGATGTAAGCATCAACATCTGTTTTCGGCACTATTCGAAATGACCCTGGGTCGTTCGGACGGCACTTCCGTATTTGGCGAAGACCCTTAACAGCCGCTTTTTCAGTGGAATGGCAACTAATAACGCGCCACTGCCCTTCACGTAGAGCTTGTACCTGGAACGGGAACTGATCAAAGCGCGAAACAACGCGTGGGTAAGCCCGAGTCGTGTCAGTAGTCATCAGTAGCGGTCCATTACAGGTTGCCATGTGTCTACCTGCTCTGCGTAACGCAGGGCTTCGTCGTAGTTCTCAGGAGATTTTTCCTCGTCCTCGAGGAGCAATTCACCGGTGCAAACGGCCGCGCCATATTCAGCTGGATCCCAACGCGTTGCAGGTGAAACTTGGACGATGTCTGCAACCGTGGCTTCAAAACGGACGACGCGGCCAACTTGCTCGCGCCTGAGTTCGTAGTAGTCGAGGGTGATGATGTCGGTTGTGCTCATAGTGGTGAGCTGGGGCATATATACAGTAGCAGCTTAGAGCGTTAAATAGTCGGAGATTACAGGGAACATTTCAGCTTCGTAATGACTCATCACTGAAACGTCGATGCCACCAATCAAAGCAGTTTCGACATCAGCCTCTAAACGGCAGAACTCCTCTGGCACGTCTTGGTAGAAGTCTTCGCAAATTGCGATGGGTAAACCTGTGTCGCTATAGGCCGTGTACCTAACGACAGCCAGCATGTCGTCTGCTTTTGAGACGCTGTAAAAAGTGATTGTCGTGAAATCCATGGGACTACTCGACGTTCCACTAGTCTGGCCAGTCTTATTTGATGCAGCCATAGTGGAAATGTAGTAGTGCTTTGGACCGATGGATACACATCGTGAGTTCGCACTTCAAAGATTTCGTCAAGACATCGGAAAGTGCTCTGATGTCAAGGAACTCCAAGAAATGTCTATCAAGCTGATGCAGCTTTATCTGCGTCAGCAGGACACCGTCAACAAGATGGTTTCTGAGGGTTTCCTGCCAGACGCTTTTAACAATCAGCGGTCATAGCGCTCGTCTTTGCGCTCCCGGAAGATACGGCCCACCTCGTCAAAACAGGCGCGGCGAGTTTCGTATGGGATAGAGCCCATCAATTGATGCAAACGGAACTGCAAGAATTCGTCCGCCTCGTCTGAAACCTCACTAAACGCACTTGCATTACGCACACCGTTACCCACAGCGCTGACGATGAAGCACTGGAACGATGGCGACTGCAGAAGGTCTTTGAGTGTGATGCGATCAGCTTTGTCGAGAACAGGCTCAGGAATGGTGATGTCGTACGGCATTTGTTTGAAAAATAAAAGTGATCAGTAATTGATTCGGACAGCTTAGGGCGAGACGTTTAATTGACTCGCCCCGCACTACTTAATCCCACATTTTCCAAGCTGAATCTTTGGAAGCATGCAGTTCGGCATCTGTCCGTTCCCCGTCCCTCGCGCGGGGATATTGATCTGGCTGTCCACCCTGGGCACTTTCCGCACCAGCACTGGGTTCTGAGGGTGGACAACCCCCACCAGTTTTAGACAGCTGTCCACCCTGAATTGTCTCAGTGCGACTCGGTTTGGGATTAAGGGTGGACACATCAGCTTGTCCACCCTGGCTGTCCACCCTCAGATCCGTTCCAGCAGAAGGGATGTCTTTAGGGTGGACACTCCTCCCTCCCTCTCCACGCGCGAGCACTGCCTGGTACGTCTTGTTTTGATACCGCGAATCGGCAGAAACGGCGTTGACGTTGATCTCAGTGATGAGACCGCGCTTGACCAGTCGCTGGAGCGCCTTCTGAATTGCAGCAACCTTGCCCCCCACAATCGGATCGCCATTCAGATCACTCCTGGTAGCCGTCCGTGGATATATGACGCGCAGTCGCTGCAGTACGCGATCAACAACGCTGCTTGGTGCGGTGCTGCTTTGATCGACCTCAGGCGTGAAGTCAGAGATTGAGAAGCTCAGGTCGTCTTCCATCCGCATAACCAGCGAAGTCCCAGAACGGCCTGACCGGCTTTTCTCAATCGAAATCAATCGCGAGTGCGCTGGTGCGATCCCCTTCTCCACCTGATCCTTCGATGGTTTTTTGAGTGCCCAGGTCTCGTCCACGGCGTCACGAATGGCTGAGGTGCCACGGAAGCCGCCCTGTTTGTTGGCGTGATGCACAACCAGGATCGTGGTGGCAG